GCATTTCAATCTGCTGATAAGTGGATAAAAAATAATTACGAGGATCGCTTGCCTTTGATGCTGAAAAATCAGCAGTGGCACAGTAAGTCCGCGAGCGACAAGCAAAAACAATTCTTAAACCAGCTAAGGGTGCCGTATGACAATAACAATTTGACGCAGATCGATGCGTCTAAAATGATCAATGATGCGCTATTGACGCGGCGTAAGGGACGAGGAAAGAAAATCAAAAAAGGCAATATCGAAAACGTAACCGTAGGGAGAATAGGTAATGGCTGATGCGACTGAAGTGACCCCGTGGGAATGCTTGAAGGGGATCAACGTGGATAGTATGGAACGATTAGCGAAAATGATTTCATCCACTACCCCAGACGGAGAGTATGCCTTTGGTCGCGCTGGACAGGCGGCGGGCATGGAGTTGTTGCAATGGGTTGCTCACCGTCGAGAAAATACGGTCGTTCGCGTTGCAAAAGCCAAGAAGAAAAAGGAAAAAACCGAAGCTGATCCTCAGCGACTAATCGCTAACAAGGTGATGACTTACTGCGAGGAGTCATACCGAGAGGCGTTTAATGCACCCCTGTCTCACCGATCCAATTGGTTTGCATCGAGCTCGTTGATTCTCAAGCTGATAAAGGGCGGCTATGACGAGGGTCGGCTTCGGGCATTGTGGGACAACTTTCTTCAATGCGGCAAAGACCTTGAATCATCCGACAATAGATTCACCTATCGCACTGGCACCATAACCGATTTCAAAATATCAATAGGGCGTCTTGAAGCGATGGGTGCCGGCGAGTCCGCAAACGAGAATATCGTTCCGCTGTCATTTGCATCAGGAGGATAAGATGAATCTGGAATGCATAGCGTATGTGCAACAGAAAAAATGGAACTACAGAAAGCCCGATGCGGCCGGCAATATAACAATAAAAGATTGTCCGTATTGCCAAGATGATAAGCATCACTTTTCAATCAATCTATCCAAGGATGGCAATCCTTTTCAATGTTTTAAATGCGACCACAAAGGGAACCTCACCGTCCTACAACGCGACTTAGGCGATTTGCCCACGTTGGTATCTGGGACGCGCACCGCGCCCTCTGCCGCTGAAGTATTAGCCGAAGCCTCCCGTGCCGTCAGTGGGTTTAATGTTAAGCCTGTTGAGGAGGTCAAAAAGGTGTTCCCCGCCGACTGGATCAATGAGCCTCACCGCCGCCTGCTTAACAATGAAGGCAATGGATTAACAGCCTTAAACGAAAGGGGCATCGATGAGGCGACGATTCGAAAATTTAAAATCGGCGTAGTAAACGAAGCGAATGGCAATACGCTTTATGGCCCCAACTGGGCTTTCCCCTACCTGTTGGATCATGCCGGTACCATCGGTCTCGTAAAATATCGAACGATACCACCGGACAAGAAATTCATGTCTCGCGAGGCAGGGATGGCTTCAGTCTTGTATAACCAAGCGGGGATAGACTTTGACGCTCAGGCGCTGATCGTCTGTGAGGGTGAGATAGATTGTCTGAGTGTCTATCAATGTGGCCACCGCAACGTAGTGAGTGTCCCTACGGGGGCAAAAGCTATCAAGTCGGATTGGATCGCCCTTTTTGAAAAATTCGAAAAGATCGTATTGGTCTACGATCACGATACGGCGGGTATGGCCGGACGGGCCGAACTGCAAAAACGCATTGGGCAGGACAGGGTCGCCCTGGTAGATCTACCCGGCGGGATGGATGCGAATGATGTGCTGAAAAATTTAGGTGAATCTGCACTCTTTGAAGCGATTGAAAAGGCTAATCCAACCAACATTGAAGGAGTAGTGCAGGTTGGCGAAGCAATGGAGGAGCTGCAAGAGTCGCTGTTGATGGGGGAAGAGGTAGATGGGGGATATGATTGGATGTTCCCCTCGCTGAATAATTCAATTGGTAAGGTTGTTCCGGGAACGTTAACACTCGTAACAGGAAAGAGAGGCACTGGAAAGACTACGCTGATACAGCAACAGTTTTTGCAGTGGGCCAAAGAGGGGATTCCATGCCTTCTGTGGTGTGGAGAAATGACGCCAAGGCAGTTGGTTATCAAGTTGGTGCAGTGCGTAGTGGGTGTTGAGCGCAGTGATATCAACGAGCATGTGATCGCGCAAGCCTATGAGGAGATCGCGTCCCTGCCACTCTTCATCGGCTACCATGCCATCAAGCCAAATAAAGAATTGATCCTCGATATGGCTACGCAAGCCTACAAGCGGTATGGCGTGAAAATGATATGCGTAGACAATCTGCTCTGCATAACACAAGGCGAGAAAGATCCAATGCTCGAAGAGGGGCGCGTAGCTCAAGCATTTAACAACTGGTCGATCTACTACGATGCAAACATCATGCTCGTAGCTCATCCAAGAAAGACAGGGGGCAATGAATCTTCTAATCACGTTGAAACAGCAGACGACATCAAAGGAAACTCCAACGTCATCAACCTTGCATCACAAGCCTTCTCCGTTTTTCGAGAAAACAATGCGCCGAAAAATGCTAAGGATCTTTGGGGCAATATAGGGGAGCTACTGGACAGAAAGACAAGCATTATACCCCTGAAGGGTCGGTATAGTGGCGGAGATAGGATAGGATGGATCTACAACGAGGGTGAATATTCACGATTCAGAGAATGCACCGAATTAGACTTTACCGGAGGAGGACAAATCAGTGGAACTTACTCAAACTCAGCTACGTAAAGCCCGAAGCAAGGGCGCTGCTTCAGTGCTCAAGAGAATACAAACCCTTGAGCGCAAAAAGCACCGCACCAAAAGCGACGAGCAACAATGCCAATCGATGACAAAGCGTATCCTTGAGCTCATCGGCGAAGAGACCACCGCAGTAGAATCAAGTGCAAATAAAGCCAAGGCTCTGCAATCCAAACTGGAAGAGATATGTCAGCCCTTCGTAGAGCAGTATGATCGGGGCGAACTGGATACGCCGAGATTTATTGAGATCTGCAAAGGAGCCAGTGCCGCCCTATCAGAAGAAGGCAAATTCTCAGACGGCATTGAAGATCGACGCGCTGCGATGCGGCGATTTAAAGGTGCTGGCAAAGAAATAAAAATGTTTTCCAAGAAATTAAACAAGCAAATAGCGGTCATATCAGAAGAGTCGCAACGAAACAATTATCCCGATATGACGGTGTATACGATAGATGAAGCAATACTTTTGTCCGAGCCGGAATTGGAACACGATATAGCATCACAGAAGCTGATCGACCAGGTGAAAAGTAGCATGGACGGCGAACTGATAGGAGTGAATTAATGAGTGAAGTAGTGCAGCAACAGCCACTAGTGCTATTGGAAGACAAAGACGAGATTATCGTTCCCGAAATACCCGAAGGCTACGGCGAATGGGAAGAGTATAGAGAATACATACGTAAGGTGCGTTGTGCCATATGTCAGCACACTCGGGAGACTGACATGAACGGCGATCCGATTGAGGAAATAGAAACCGCACCGAGTCTGGTTAGAGTGTCCGACGCGCACCATTTGACCTCCAAAGGGGCGCGGGGGCCGGATGCGGAGAATTTAGTGCCGCTATGTCGAGTTCACCACACTGAGTTCCACGCCATGGGCGTTGATAGTTTTCAGCTGCACTACAACTTCAATCTCGGCTCGGCAGCGCGACTGCTCTTTGTGCGGTTCTTTGAAACATTCGAAGGGCGCGAACATGCTCAGATAGCCAAGGCCAAGCATCAGCGAATACTGTCCCGAGTGCATCATCTTAAAAATGAAGTAAAAGAGATTGGAGAGATGCTACTCGACTTTAGAGAGAATCGGCAAGGCGACAAGCGGCCCTATGAATGGCTTGGGTTTACGCGCTTCGATCAATGGGTCGCCGCTCCGATCAGTGCTGGCGGATGTGGCATCTCTGTGCGTTCGGCATGGCGATATCAAAATGTAGCTAAACTGTATCGCGCCTTCCCTGATCGGCAAGAAGATGTTTCCGAAATTGGCCTGATGAAAGCCAATACGATTGCTACCATGGTAGATAAAGCCGAAAGCGATACGGAAAAAGCTGAGATCCTTTCTCGCGCTCAAGCTTCGTCCACTGCCGATCTAATCGCCTGGAAAGAAGAAAAGACAACAGGGTGTGATCCACGGGAAAAGCTGCGCGACGATATATGCAGTATGCTATTTGAATTCTTGAACGAATTTGGCGTTGGCGAAGCTGATGAAGACGCGCTTCGAAAATGGGCACTGAAGACCATGCAAATCGTCGAACCGAGGAAATATGGCAACGACCGTTACAGCTAGAAGCCCACAAGACAAAGCTTGGTGGTATAACCACGGCGAAACAGAGGAGTTTAAATTCGTCAACTCTATCGCTCCTGCTATGGGCCTCGATGCCATCATCAACCCGGCTAAAGAAAATGAGCCTTGGCAACCAGACCTGATCGTCAACGAATCACTGGCAGACCTTAAGCGGCAGACCACGCCTTTCTTTACTGCCGGCCGATACGACCTCTCCCCTCAGCATACGGTCACATTCAACGCCAAAGACATCGTCCGATATATAGATCTCTATGCCGACCTCGTCATTTATTTCTGGGTATCCTGGCAGGATGAAGAGCGGTTCGGTGTTCACGTGAACAAAATGACGGGGGTGTGGTCTGCAAATATCAAACAACTGGCCACGATCATGGAAGAGAGTAGCACCCCTTGGCATCAGTATACCAACAGAGGAAAAGGTGATCCAAATAGGAACGCCAAATCCAGTTTTCTCATTGATTTGAGACGACTGGATATGTTGTATTACAACGGATTCGGTCAAACCGCTAGCTTAAGGGTGTGTAATATTGGTAGCGAACGAGCTATATTTTAGTATACTTGCAGTAAAGCAAGTAGTTGAGTGCAAAAATACAACTAAAGATGGGTGGAGAGGGAGTAATCATGGCAAAAGCAAAGCCAAAGGTTAAGCCAAAGCCTAAAGCGAAGAGTGAAACGCCGGAAACAAAAGACGATGAAATAACATGGGATACAATTGGACAGCGTCTTGTTTCGTTTTGCAATGCGCCGGAAAACCAGAGTTACCGCTGGTATGTAGTCGATTCCATACGGGATATAAAAATATATCGCCGTCATACTAGCACTCACTTACTAGTGATTTACAAGCCGGTAAACGAGGTGAGCGGTCACATTTCAATCTCTGACCCTCAATTCAACGCCGTAGCCTCAGCAATGGACGCCGATCTTGCCAGCTGGCTAAAGAAAAATGGATGAACTCATCGACATTAAAGAGTTCAAAAAGCAAAAACGGTACAAAAAGCCCAGAGTAAATCCTGAGCAACTGACAGAGTTTCTGAAAAAAGCACCGCCGAAGCTTGAGATCGTATCGTTGATTGAAATATACAAGCTCGACGATGAGGGTAAACGCAAGGCGCGGATCTGCGGTATGCCGCAAAACTATCGGCTACCAACCTTTGTGCCTGATGGCATACCCAATCCACATGGAGTCACAAACCCAAGAAACGAATACCGATGCGCCCGTTATGCCGGAACCAAGACAAGCCATGTAGGGATAGGGTGCTGTCAAAAACACAGTTGGCTCGCCTTTATTGGATTCAATAATCACAAATTCAAAAAAGGCTACAATCTACATCGAGACTTTGAAGAGTTAGTAAAAGAAGAATTTCTGAAAGCTGAATCTATGACAGACGTAGCACTGCCACAGGAAACAGGACTAGCAGACAACATAGACTTCGAAGGTTATGTAGAAAAAGTAAGAAAACAGTTAAAGCCGGAAGAGCTTTTCGATTCAGTTCGATACCTCTATGAACTCGAAGCAATACGTGCGGCACTGAAAGATCAGATGAGAGAAGAGGGGGTGTCCGTTGGGCATCTGGAGATGATGGCAGACCAGATCATCAAATCCGCTGACTTTCAGTCGAAGATGGCTAAGAGGGATGCCGACCTGATGCAGGCCACTGCATTACAGATGCAGACAAAGACCATGATCGCCGGACTACTACACATCGTCAAAGACTGTATCGGCAATGAGATGGCAGTAGAAGTTTTAAAACGAATAAAAAGCGACTTGGTATTGCCTATGAACGAAGTCGGAGCCACCGAACTGCTGCGAAGGCAACAGGCGGCTGGCATAACAGATAATGCCGCATCGATGGCCGAAGTGGTAGAAGCGGATTTTGAGGTAGCCTGATATGGGACGTAAGAAACTGGACGCATGGGGCGATGTGGCCAGTGACATTGATAAGCTGATTGATGTAGCCCAAAGACAGGTGGATGGCACAGTGCGCTATGAAGGGGCACGTAAGGACTGGGACTACGCCGCCTGTCAAAGAGAGATGGACGTAACCATTGAAGACCTGATCGATGATGACTATTACTTAGGCGCATATAACATATGGCCAGCGATACGAGATGAGATAATAGACATCTGGCACAAACGGTGCGACTTCAATGTTCGGATAAAACGCGGCGGGGAAACACTCAAGGAAGATACGATATATGCGTTATCCTTTGAACACGCCAAACGCAAAGCGCAAGAAAGGTGGCCTACACAGACAGCTGAAGCAACGGGACTGGAAATCTATCGCAATAGCAATATCCACACTATTTGCCTTGAACTGCCCAAGGGAACGGGAAAAGACTTTGAGATGAGCCTGATCATGTGGCTCCTGATCCGCGAGTATCTGATCATGGACAGGCGAGAATTCTTTGCACCCTATAATCTGGATCTGGATACGACCATCGCCGTGATCCTCATGAACAGGACAGAAGAGCAAGCCCGAGACGTAACGTTTAAGGAAATACTGCCGCGAGTGCGTTGTCCCTTCTTTCTGGATTACTTCCCACCCCATGTCGATCTGGAAGAAATTGAGAACACCCGACGCTATCCACGTGAACTGAGATTTCCGCGCAATGTGGTGCTTTTCCCTGGCACCGGAGCCGCCGCTTCAGGATTGGGCTATTGCGTAGCCAGTAGCTGTATTGATGAAGCCAACTTCATGGCCAAATCAGCAACGAGTAAACAGAGTATCTACGGATCAGATTCCTATGACGCCGCGCAAGAGGCTCATAATGATCTATTCCAACGTATGGAGAGTCGATTTGGGGCACTGCGTAATGGAGTTATGACCTACGCAGGTTTTTCTATCGTCATTAGTTCTTCGCGGACACAAAACGACTTCACACAGGTATTAGGCCGCAGATCGGCTAAAAATAATGGGATCTATTACAAGCGTATTCCATTCTGGGAACGCAAGCCTTTGAATTTGTCGGGTAAGACCTTCGAATTCGATGTAACCAATCAACAAATACTGAACGTCAAAGAAGCTGAAAAAGATCACAAGGCGCTTCAAGCCATACCGGATAATCTGCAACCGGATTAGGGGAGGGGTTGGGAATGTCATCTAATACAGAACCGTATACAATACAGTGTTCGCATTGTAAGAGTGATGATGTGAGGATAAAGGCCTATCGGGAAAGTAGCATTTCCTATGTATGTAAAGCCTGTGACGGCCACTTTTCAATTCGCAACAGCGACAGAGAGTCGCTCATAGAGCAACTCGATGCAAATAATCAGAAAGTATCGACCAATATTCGATCCGTAGGAGGCGCACCGCCGACAGCAAAAGATATATTTGACCGCTTCGATTTCGATGAGTCGGTCTGGAATACCAATCGCTTTCGCTATAAAGAGACACAGAAACATACCTCAGCCGAAGGATTTTTCACCCTTTACAATGTAGAGGCCGAGATCTCTAGGCTTAAGGCTGTGCCTACCGAAATACCAGCGATACAACCTGTTCGAGTTGGACTGCCCGACTGGCCTAAAGACAGGCCAAAAAAGACAGATCGGGTAACTAAGAAAGCCGTCTTACTGCCAGATGCTCACATAGGCTACAGACGAGAGATGGACTCAGGCAAGCTCAAGCCCTTCCATGATCGGGCAGTATGGGATATGGCTTTCCAGATCATCCAGAAGATCGAACCAGAAGTGATCATAATACAAGGCGATCTGATCGACTTGCCGGAGATGACAGACAAGTTTATGCGGACGCCTGACATGTATTTCACTACGCAGCCAGCCATCATCGAGTCAGTATGGCTCTTGGCTAGGTTGCGTCAGTATGCACCCGAAGCGCGGATCGTCTATCTGGAAGGCAATCACGAACAACGCATGACCAACATCGTCATTAATAATCTATCCGCTGCCTACTGCGTATCGGTAGAAAGTATTAGCAGGGACTATCCTGCTCTGTCCATACCCGCACTGATGGGCCTTGATGAACTCAAAGTAGAATGGATCGATGGGTATCCAGATAACGCCATTTGGCTAAATGAGAACCTGCGCGTCATTCATGGCGATAAGAGCAAAAGCCGATCAGGACAAACCTCGGATGCTTACCTGGACAATGCACGTTCATCCTTGATATTCGGCCATACGCATCGGCGCGAGAGAGCCTGTAAGACGTTATATCACCAGTCCGGCGCTAAGATCTATGAATCGGCCTGTCCGGGTATGATGGGCAACCCAAACCGCGTTCCGGCGCGAGGTGTTGAGCATGACTGGCAACAGGGGATCGCTATCGTTGACTATCAAGACGGCGACGGTGGATTCGATATACAGTTTGCCAATATACACAACAATAGAGAAACCATTTTTATGGGAGAAGAGTTTGTTGGAACGGATTATACGGAAGAATTAAAAAGCTTCACCGGATGGGAGTCGTTCTGATGAATCATTTTATTCGCACTGAAAAAGCAGATAATTCACTGCGAAAACTGGCAAAAGGATTTGCATACCAAACATATCGAATACATGCTGTGAAAATAATTAATAGAGAGACATTCAAAACAGATTTTGGTAATAGCGGAGCGACAGTGAGAGATGCCCATCTCAAATGGGAAGATACAGTCAAAGCGTATATAAACAGGCGGGCCCGTAACCTCGGTATGTGGATCGGCGGCATTGTTGGGCAACTAGTAGAAGAGCCTAATGAAGATAAAGCCATAGAAGTAATGATCTGGGAAACGCAGAATACGCAGTTCGTGTTCTCCATCTGGGCGTATCTGAAAGGGCCAGTGCCAGAAAGAGAATGTGTGGATCGCTCAATGCCTTTGTTTGGATTCTGGCCATGGGAAATATCCGCCGCTGGTAATAGCGGTATTCCCGAAATCGTAGATGCTTCAGTGTTGACGCTTAAAGAGCAAGGTGTAATAAAGGGTTTAGCCCATGCCTGACATGTATTCCATATACCTCTGGGAAGACGAACAGCCAGAGCCTAAGATATTAGCGTTTTGTCCAGAGCAAGGGGTCTTCTCTAAAGGGGAGTCCATAGACGATGCGATACGGACGATTAGACAGAAGCTAGCAGAAAGCATCGCTGAATACGGAGAACAGGGGGAGCCTGGTATCATCATAGAAGAAATTGGAGTAGATAACGAGCTATGATTATAAAAATTCCTCTCGAATATTTTCCGGCATTCCATGAAGAGCCGGAACGGGCCACGCTTGAACTGCTATCTATTCCCTCGGGGTCGATCAACCCGTTTTTTCGCAACTACGAAAAGATCGCCCAGGCCTTTGCAAAAGGAGCCGATAGGCCTAATCCACTGGACGAACTGACCTATCAGTTTTCGCCTTCGTTTGTAGCGGAAGAGTCAAGGCCTCGTTATATGCACATTGATCTCGCTATCAACGGTGACTTCGTAGGTATCGCAATGTGCCATGCCTACGACTTCGAAACAAGAACCATACGTATGCCGGGAGACCTTGAAGCCAGAGAGGTCTCGTTGCCTAAGATGCGCTTTGACTTCGTAGGTCGTTTAGCCCCTCGCTTGGAGTTTGGCGAGATAGCGATGAACTATAACGCCATCGAGGCTATGATAGATGAGTTAGCTCATGCAAGGGGATTCAATCTACACGAAGGGCTGATCACCTTTGACCGCTTTCAATCACATCAGCTTATGCAAGCAATACGAGGGATGAACATACCCTGCGGATTGCTCTCCATCGATCATACCACCTCCAAAGTGCTCGTCGATTATCATAAAGACGGCATGGTGCGAAAAGAAGGAATACCGCGAGAGCCGGCAGCGGCCATGGTATCGCTCAGAGATGCCTTCTATAGGGAAGCACTGGATATACCACAGATCGCTCCATTCGATGATCACCGCAACTGGCTCGAAAAAGAACTAGATGAGTCGCAATGGGATGGCACCAAGCAAAAAGCTATCAAGATGGAAGGCGGATCAGATGACATGCTGCAGTCGGTGGCAGGCGCCGTCTTCAACTGCACTAATAATGCCGACCCTGAAAGCGAAGTGCCGCTACTAGATCAAGACGATCAGATGTCGGAAGAATCATATTACAGCACCATTGGCAGGGAAGACATAACGGGGTTGAACTTGAATATAAACGAAGACGGATATGTCGAAGATGGTTCCTCGTTGTATGACGAGCGCCACAGCGGATATCTGCAAAACATATAGAGGAATTCACGATGGACGATGCAACGACTCAAGATCAACCCCTCCTCGCCGAAACACTGGCTAGTGAGATTAATAAGTTGGCGGTAGGGCACGTAGAAGAGTTGGAAAACAAGCTCCGCACCGAATTACAAAAAGAGCAGGAGGAGCATATAGGCCGAGCCGTAGACGATGCCTTGGCTTTCCATGCTCCTCAGATGTTCGGCAAGGAAGCCGAGAACCAAAGCGGAGTCATGCCGCTCGATGGCGACCACTCGCTTGCCTCTAAAGCGCAGTTTTTGATGAGTGAACACTGGTCGCCTGTGCCGGTAGGAAACGATAAGAACATGACACAGGAGAATATTCAGAAGGCGATTGTAGAATTTCTCTCAGGTGCTCCCCTCTCTCGGCAGCTGATCGGCTCGGATGAAGAATCCTCTGTATTGATCGGCGTTATGGAGAGTTGTGAGCAGAAATATAAGCTCGACCCCCATGCTCGTTCCATTATCGACAATATGACCAATTACACGATAGGAACAGGTGTTGAGTTCGGATGCACCGTAGATGAGATCGATAACGAGCTTAAAGCATTCGCCCTTCGTAATAATCTGCGTAAACGAGTCAAAGAAGCTTGCCGCCGTAAGTATAAGATGGGCGAGCACTACTTCTTCTACTATATCGACAAGTCGAATGGTGACATCTATATCCGAGACCGCACCAAGGCACATGAGATCAAGGCCATTCACACGCACCCCGACGATGCAGAGACCAGACTGGCATACGGGAGAGGCACAGCAGTAGTCGATCCGCGCACTAAGCGGCACGGCAATGAACCCAAGCTTCAGTATTTCGCTGATATAAACTACTGGGAGCAACGGAAAAAGCCGGGCGGAGAGATCGCCAGAGGGGTAGGGAGGCTCTCGCGAGAGAAGCTAGTGCAGATGGTTAAGATCGGTGATGCCAGTGAAGTGAGGGGGACGCCTATACTGTATCCTGCACTTCGCTATCTGCGCTACTATGAAGATTTCATCTTGGATCGTATCGTCCTCAACCATGAACGAAGCAAGGTTGTTTGGGTGCGTAAAGTGTCGGGAAATCGTAATCTGCCAGGGGGACGAGCACAACGCGGCCCTGTCGGTGGACAGATACTCACTGAAACACCGCAACTGGAATGGCGCGTAGTCAATCCAGAGATCCATGGCGATGACGCGATGCCGGATGGGCGATTGATACGAATGGCCATAGCCTCTTCGGTTAATGTGCCTGAGCATGTCCTTTTTCAAGACCCATCCAATCAAGTCTATGCTTCGATACGTCAGCAAGACACACCATTCTCTTATCATATACGCAGTCATCAGCAGGACTGGATAGATGATGTGCGTGTCATGCTCCGCACGGTGATAAGAGAGAAGATAGCGGCCGGCGAATTAGCGCCCACCGCCGAGGTTGAAGTCTTTACCACTGAATCGGCAGATAAGCTCTATAGCGAAGTCGCGCCCATGATACAAGAGAATGCACAGAAAAATGAGATCTTACGCACCATAGAAGCTATCGCTGATGAATCGCCCACCAAGACCATGACAATAGATGCCGTAGATGTGCCACTGGATGTTTCGCTACCAGATGTTGTCCAGGAAGACGGCCTTAAGATGGCGCAGACATCCGAAGTATTGGATCGGATTGGCATACTCAGCAAGACTGAATTAAGCGCTCGTCATGGATACAATTACAAACGGACGGCCTTATTGATGTCTGTTGAAAACGATTGGGTGCAGGACGATGAAGAGATGCCGGAGAAAGACGGCAATAGAGGCCGCTCTACTTTCGGAAAGAATGCATCGAACGACAACGAAACGAAAGATCCTGAAGATTAATATTAAAAGGGGAGGGGATGATGAGTGAGAAAATAGATCCAATGGCTAACAGCGAAGCAGAACAGCCTGAAGAAGATGAAGAGACCAGTCAGGCCAAAGGACTGGCGCTGACCTATGAGCAAGACAACTGGAGTATCGTCCAGTTAGATGGCTACGACTCACTAACCGAAGAAGAACTGTATAGCTTCTGCTGGCAATTCGTAGGGTCGTTCTTAGCGAAGCTGAAGTGAAAGAGCAAGGCTTCGACATACGCAATGCCGCCAAGCAAAAGGTGCTCACCCGGAACGAAGAGTATTATTACTTCGCACGGCTTCGCCAGCTTGAACGGTTTATCGCGGATGAACAGAAAGACGAATGGGTCAAAGAGCGGGTTGAGCTCGTTGATTTAATTATCAAGAGCAACATACGTTTCGTTGTTAAAGTTGCTCATGGATATAAGCGCAGGGAAGGCATACCACTCGATGACCTCATCGCTATCGGCCTGGTAGGACTTCTCAACGCGATAGATCTATTCGATCATGCTACGGGCAATAAGTTTATCACCTTTGCCATATGGCACATAAGAAACTGCCTGAGCAAAGAGATGATCAACTCCATGGATACCACCTCCCACTTCTGGTCTAAGACCAGTAAGGTGGATCGGCTCATCGAGGAGCGGGGCTTGTCGCGCCTGCAAGTCGATTCATTGACGAAAGTCATGGAGGATGAAGAAATAGGAGAAGATGAGGTTGAATCCTACTTCTTTGTCTATGGCAACAGGCCCTCGTTGGACGATCCTATACTCTTCGATGGGGCAGCCTACAGTGCCCGGACATTATCCGATGTCGTTGCTGACCCTAATACAAAAGACGAGCAAACAAGGCTACAAGACGAAGAGCAAAAGAAGATACTGGCCGATGCAGTTAAGTCACTGGGGAAGAGGGCTGACTATATCGTGTCTGCTCATCATGGACTGAGAGGATTTCAGCCTATGACACTTGGTCAGATCGGACGCGATATTGGATACTCTAGAGAGCGGGTAAGGCAGATATACTTCTTAGCTATCAAAAAGCTAAAGACCATGACAGAGTTGGAAGAGCTATTAGACTAATATGAATCGACAGATCGCAGCGTGAGGCGCATCATCGCTCGCGCCTGTGGATCGAAAGATATCTGCGTGATGTAGCATTTCTCACTGAACTGCTTACTCATCGGCAAATTATCTTGGTCTTTAACGGTGACGATGTCATGCATTGATATCCACGGGGCTAATATTGCATCGACATTAAACGTATATCGCGCATTTTTATTGTCGCGAAGTTCGGTGAGGGCGCTCCATTTAGCGGTGTCTTTGTTATGAAATGGATTATTGCGCCGTTGTGATTCTCTTATACCCCATGTATTTATCGACTTTTGACTTTGGGCAATTTGGACTGAAGCTTGATCTTCTTTTCTTTCAAACCCAGATAAATTGATAATAATCTTATCACCGATATCGAATTTTATCCTGTAGTTACCATTTGTACCCGCAGTCGCATCTAAGCGTAGGGAAGTATTCGTTGAGTAATGGGTTCCAACTCCACCTATCCATGAATCGGTGTTGAGAATCGGCACAAACGTTCCTTCTATTGGTCGAAGGGTGTTAGCGTCTAAGGGATCGGCCAAGAACGTTTGGGAAGAGTCATTGGCGAAAGGATGCGATATATTTACCTCATTGCCTACTTTAAAGTCTGATGAAGCAGACAATGCAGCATTGAAAAATACGGTATCACCTTCAGATATTACATATATAGACTCATTAACTGCGTGATCTATTGGCCTTGATGCTCTATGCGTAGCCCTAGCAACGATAAGGGTGTCGTTAGAACTGTCCGTTGTCTCTATCCGACTCACCGTCACATATTCAAAATTATTAGACCCAGTTGCCGAGATACTACCTATATATAAAACGGTTCCACTGGAAATTTTTCCGTCTTTATTCACGATAGTAGATGAGAGATCTGCATTGCCACTGGAGGTTTTTACAACGATGCGATCTGAAGCAGCAGTAAACGCTGTTTTTACTTGTAGATTCTGCGACCAATTAATCTTGGCCTGCAATCCTATGTTAGTTGTCGCCGATACGTCATCTAGTGAGCTATTCTGCCCATGTGCAGTAAATGAGCTCCCATAGAATAAATCGCCTGAAG